GCAACAATGCTTCAGAGAAATCCGCAGGGACTTCCATATCTAGCAAATCATCTTTCTTGTTTGCTATGACACGGGATACGTTATATCGGGTATACGAATCTGATAACTCTTGTAAATTAGTTTGATAATTTTCTTGTTCTGCCATTAGTCTAGCTCTTCAAAATTTTTATTTATTCTTGTCAACCACACATTATAGTCTAACTTTTCTTTATAAATTGGAGTGTAATACAAACTACGGTTGACTAATTCTTCTTCTGGTATTGTTACTGTTTGAACCGTTGCGGAATAATTTGTAAATATTGAGGCACTGTATCCTGATGCAGATACTTCAAACAAAGACAACGAAATATCAATTTGTTCTTTGTTAACTATATTTGCACTATCTGGATTAGTACTACTTGATAAAAATGTTATTGCCATAAACTATTCAACTTTAAATAGAGTGTCTGTATCAATTACTCTCGAATATTGTCCGCTTGCAACTTTCAATTTTAATTTATAAAATCTTCCTTTGTATAATGGTGATGTATCTAGCACTACATATGAACTAGTGGGGTCTGTGTCTATTTTACTATACTCATCGAATGGAACTATCGTTGTATTACTTTGTGCGTCTATAATTGAATAGTAAGATGACGACGGAAGATAATATTTGTTTTTATAACGTAAAGTTGAATCAAACGACCGCAATGGATATTGGTCACGGACAGTAAATGTCAACTTGTCTACGTCTCCCTTGGTATACGTTTGTCTTAGATTGCTCGGAACAACTTTTATATTTAAATTTGGAATAGTAGATAAGCTTCCAGTAGAAAATGTTTGATTGTCCCACGCAACCTCTAACGTGGGTTGGTGAATTGTATGAGTTTGTGTGGAAAATACTTTAATATTACCGCGATTCGTATAATCCGTTTCATCTGCTGTTGGGAACTGTACAGCCAATCCATAAAATGTATTTTGTAATGATTGACTGACTATAGGTCTTAAAATATTTGTAACATCTACCCTAATGTCTTGTAATGGATATGTTGTAAGAGAAACACTTTGGCTAGTTGAGCCAGTTAAAAAATCTCCGCCGGCATTACTCCACGACACCGTTGATGTACATTTTGTCCAAGTTGCCCCATCGCTTGCGTTTTGAACATTTTGATAAAAAACACCACTACCTTCGTCCCACGAACGAGATACTTGATATATTACAAGCTGTTGATTTCTATTTAAATCGCTTGCATTTGCTAATTTTAGATTTAAAAAATAACTTGCAGTTGCCGGCACACTAGCGGTTGTTGGTAAATCAAAATATATCAACGTTCTTGCTGACCCCGTTGCGTAAACGGTTGAGCTGGTAAAGTTTACGTCGGTATTGATAACCTTACCGATATCAAGTATTTCATCTAGTCCCGCGTTACTACTAGTAAACGCTTGATAAACTGTAGTGTCTTTACTGGCGGTTAATATTATTCTCATTGGGTAGCGTTTCCTATAATATCAGTTGTTGGATATTTCAACTCAAAGATACTTGGGTCGAGACTTGGATAGATAACCCCATTAATAGTTGCTTCATCAATATCGTATCGATAATTTTGGTATCCTACGCCATCTTGATATTGATATTTATTAAAAATACGAACATTTTTTACTGTTTGGACTCCTTCCACCAATCCAATATTGTAAGATAAATCTGCTAAAACAATTGGTTGGTTGATACTCCACTTACTTGTATTAAAGAAATCTTGAACAGTACCGATACTTCTTGCCAGTACGTCATTAACGTTGTAGTTTCTCAATACAGAAATGTCAAATTGTACTCCAATATTGATAATAAACGCATCGAGAATATTAACATCATCGGTTAACATTCTAAATTGTTCAAGATATCGTGCTAGGTTTTCTTTAACTAATGTATTTAGTGTTGTTAAATTTCCATTCGTATCGTACCCTAATGTATATAAGTTGATGACATTTGGACGTACTGGGTTATCTACATACACTCTATCATTAGTTGCTGCTAAAATTCTATTAATTTGTTCGTCACGTACCGCAAATGCCTTAGAAATTTTTCCAAATTTTGACGGTAATGCATATGAACGAACCGCATAGTCTTCCACCGTAACTACACGATTTTGTGCATTAAAAAATGCTAAAGCGTTTTGACGAATTTCATCAATCGACTCTCCGTCTCCGCCACCGGTAGCTGGTAAATCGTTATTAATTGTAATACTTTGTACCGATGCATTAAACGTACTAAGTTCTCCCGATGTATAATCAGTAGTATCGTTCAAAACTGTTATCTCTGCAACGCTGTTTATTGTATTTGATGGCGTATTTGTAGTTACTCCCCCACCTACCAAATATGTTACCGTTAGCGTTGTATTTGCCGGAGATATTCCGTATGCATTGCTATTAAGAAAATTTACATTATTGATGGATACGTTACCCAAAATATTTTCGATAGTGTTTCCATACTGAGAATTTGCTACTTGTCTAGAATCTAACGTGGTGTTGACTTCCGCTTCGTTGTCTGTTCCAGAACCAAATGCCAACTCCATTCTATTATTTCTATTAATTCTTGTTACAAATCTACGAGGAACTTTTCGAAGCCGTAATTTAGATGATGGTAAAGTTCCAGATTCACCGTTGTCGGTCACATCAACCTCATCCATAATAACGTCTTGTGCCAAATAATCAACTTCGTACCACGTATTTCCATTAGAATCGACCACACTTTCAATGCCAATAATAGATTCTTCCGGCATCAATACGGAAGTAAATCGTTGTGGGCTTCCAAACGAGAATGTGGTAGTTCTTTCTTCCGCAGATATTAATCGCGCTGATTTGCTGATAATAAATGTTGATGGATTACCGCTAGAAAAAGTGTTTACAATGTAATCTTCTGCGGTAATATCAGAAAAGTCTACATCTTCACCCAATCTAAATTGCACCGAAGTTTGTCCCGTGGATACAAACGTACTACCCTTTCCTACTTTTACAAGGTATTTTGGGTCAGGAACATAAACTCCATTGTCAACTATCGCCGGTGCTAATTGATATAATGTTGCTGTAGTCGTAGACGGTGATACCAACTTTGGCTTGTATCCGAGAAATTGCGCAATGGAAATAACATTTTCTTGTTGTTCGGCATATGCCAACAAGTTTTCTTTAAATTGATTATCAATATAAAACGAAAGGACATCACCTACATATGATGCCATTTCAATAAACATCATACCTGGCGACGTTTCATTAAAATCAGAATATGAATTTGGGTAATACGCCTTTGCAAATTCTATAAGATTTTGTCTAAAGTCAGTAAATGTTTTAGCAATATAGTTGATTTGCTTTACATTTGGCCGTGGTTGTATATTTACCGGTTGGTTCGTTGCCATTTAAAACTCCAAATTAATTAATTCTTCTTATGCGACGAGCATTTTTTACTTGATTATTTACTCGGTCAACTTCGGTTTGGGTTGTTACGGGTTCCGTAGGAAATGCTACTGCTGGTGCTCCAAGTGCAGTTGTTAATATACTTATCTCATCTGTTACATTAGGATTGTTTCTAAACCTATAAGTACATTTTATATTAATAATATTTTCACCATCTGTTTGCGTAATTTCAAAATTAGTTAAATCAATAAACGGTAACCATCTGTCTACTGCGTCGGCCACCGCCAATCTAGCATTTTCCAACGTCTCTTCGGTTAATGGCTCAAATAATATTTTCCACAAATCACATCCCAACTCTGGTTGTCCAACACGCTCTCCTTTCTTTGTAAGAATTAAATTCTTAAAGTTAGAACGAACTTGTTGGATGACCGTAGTGGATTGGTCAAACATTCCAGTTTGTCCCAATCTAATTGGTAATGTAATTCCGATGAACTTTTGGGCCATATTACTTGCTTAATCCCATAGCTTTCATAACTTGGGAATAATCACGATTAATTGCCTGAACCGCTGGATTATCTTCCGACATTCCTTTTGGTAAATTTGGCATAATCTTATCGGTGGTTGCGATAATAGTGTCTCCGTGGCGTTCTAATCCCATCATTTCAGCTAATTGGGACCGTGAAAGTTTTGATTTTGTGGTTGCAACGGTTTCACTATTTGGTTGCGCTTTCTTGATTTCTACAATAGCTTCCCCAAGAACTTCTGGAAGAATCTTCTTTACCGCTTTTTCTACAGATTCTTCAATTTGTTCCTTGACTAACTCTTTAACATACGCTCTGAATAGTGCTTTATCCATAGGTTTACCCTCTATTGGTTATTAAATCTTCCAAGAACCGTATTTTGTGTTCCTTGGTTTTTCAGTGATTGTCTATACTTAAAAGGATTTTCTTGTTTTTTTAGTTCTGCGTTGAGTGCTTTAATCGATGCTTGTTGGCGTTGTAATTTAATTCTATCTATTTTAGTTTTAATATAATTTTTAATGTCACCATATGACGGTATTCTTGGTTTTGGAATTATAAACGCCGGTATAGAAGGAATCGTTGGTAACGATGGTAGTCCATTAATGTACGAGGTTACTACTCCCAACGTTCGTGCTCTAACTTGGTCGATGCTTCCGGTAGCAAACAGGTTATCAGGTATAATCGAGTTTAGTATAGCAAATTGTGGTATTTTTGGTGTATTAATCGATGGTATGTTTCCAGCTAAAGATTGAAAAGATGCCGAAATTTCACTTGTATTAATTCGTAATAAGTTATTCGGCAACCCCCCAACACTAGCCGTAGGTAAAATTTGTTCAGTTGCGTCTAATCGAAGCGGATTGTTTACGGTTAATAAATTACTCGGTATTACCATAATCAGCTGTTTGTTTTAGAAGTAAAATTACTATTACTGTTAAATACTGCTTCAATCTTAGGTTCTTGTGATGTCCCAAGTTTTACCCGCAACTCCGTAATTGCCTTTATAAACGGTGTTGGGTTTAGTGTGGCAAATGACTTAGGTATTTCTACTATAAAAGCATCCATTAAATTTCGTAACCATTCTGCCAACTCGCCACCAAGTACCATTGGTTGTGTAGTATCATTCGATGACGCCCCTATAAATATCTTTTTACCAGATATTACGTAGTTTCCTGAAGTTCCTTGGGAAATATCTTTTGTTACGTTTACATTCATCGACCGTACATTTAATACCAAATCTTGCGGTGTGGTAATTTCTATATCCCGTTCCGCTGTAATAAA